TATTCTCTGCAGCTGATAAAATCCTCAAGGCAGGAGCATCAGAGTAGTAGCGTTGTTGTCACGCTGGGTGGGAGGGGAAACCCTCCTGCTTTTTATTTAAAACCGAATCGGTTATGAAGGAGATTAAAATGAATGCAATGGAAATTATTAAGGACTACATCGATACACTACAAAGCCACGATTGGTACTACGTCTACTCAGATGATCATAGCGTGTATATGAAAGGCAGCGCAAGTGATACTAAACTCAGAGAGCTTCAGAGACAGATCGATGTTGACTATCAAATTTGGAATACTATCGCGCCGGAGGATTGCCATGGAAAAAACTAAAGTGGTTGAATTTAATCGTGATCAATTAAAACTAGCCTGCGATATGATAGGCCGCATTTTACAATCTTCAAACAAGGGCGTGATTAAATACTTCAAGCTTGAAGAGAAGGAACCAAGACGCGAGCTTAATAATTTGTATTTCAAGTTGTTGTATATTAAAAATGGCAAGCGCCAATACAGGGAAAACTTATACCGCATGACTGGTGATACAGGCTATCTCAGCGAAGATGTATGGGTTGACAAACAAGGTAATTTCATTTAGCATTCTTTTATGGACTTTGCTACGAAAGCCTTTGTTTTTTTTGTAGTATTTTTGTTTTTATGCATGATCCTATCAGCGATTGTGATTACAGAATACGAACTTTGGAAAAAACGCCGGAGAAAAAAATGAGCCAGTTCAGATACATTGCATTCATTGATCACGAAAAGATTCGTGGCTTTCATTCTAAGATTGAGCTTGATCACTGGATGAAGGATAAGCCTGATGCCACATTCGTTAGGTACTCAGTTAAGCGCGAGCCCAAAGAAAAACTCGATTTAGATCAATTCGAGCCCGCGCCGTTCTAAAAATTCCCCCGAAATAAAAACTAAACCATAATCAAACAAATACATTGACATCTTACATATGTCCGTTTACATTCTATTGCATTATTACATGGATATATATGTATGACTCAATCAAAGATCACTGAAGCTAAGGTAGCATCCTCTTACGATAGTAAGGATGATGTATCACTTAGCTCTGACAATCAGGATCAATCCTCTATCGACTGCTCTAAAAACAAGGGTGGTCGTCCTACTAAATACAGTCTTAAGATTGCTTTGGAGATATGCGAGAGAATTGCAGACGGTGAGTCGCTTGTGTCGATTTGTCGCGACGAACGTATGCCGAAGAAAACGGCGGTGTATGAGTGGTTGTTGCGCTACAAAGAGTTTTCGGAGATATATGCGCGCGCGAGGGAAGACCAAGCTGACACATTGGCCGATGAGATTCACGCAATCTCTGATGAACTACCACAACAGATCGTTGATGACAAGGGCAAGACTCGATATGACTCTGCTTACGTCCAGTGGCAAAAGAATCGCGTAGACGCACGCAAATGGGTGGCGGCTAAGCTTAAGCCTAAAAAGTATTCAGACAGGATCGCACACGTTGGTGACAATGAAGCCGACTCAATCAATGTCAATGTCAACATCTTTGATGAGATGATTAAGAATTTAGAGTTGAAGCGCCAAGTTAAATGAGCTTTGAGAAAAGAAAAGCGGATGGGTTTATGACTAAAAAGATGGCTATGGACATAAAGACTTATAACACTGGGTACATTGAACTACCTGAAGACAGATATACATTAGATGAACTTAAAGAAATTATTAAGGCTGTAGAAAGACAAAACAAACACATTGAAGAGCTAATTGGCGTTAAATAATGACTGATGTTGTAGAGCTTCTTAAAGACAAAGAAGTAGAAGCGCAATTTAAATCGCTTCCTATTGCAAAGCAAGTAGCGATAGCGTGGCGCATGAAGTGGTTAACGCAAGCGCATGATCACCAAATACTTCCACATGGTGACTGGGCTATATGGTTATTACTCGGCGGCCGGGGAGCAGGTAAGACTCGAACCTCTGCTGAACAGATTGGCTGGTGGGCCTGGGAGCAACCTAACACACGATGGTTAGTATCCGCGCCAACAGCAATGGATGTACGCGGTACATGTATAGAAGGTGAATCAGGATTGCTTAGCGTGATACCTGAGATCCTTATTGCAGACTATAACAAGTCACTGCTAGAGATTAAGCTGATCAATGGATCGTTAATCAAAGGCATATCCGCTTCGGAACCGGATCGGTTTCGTGGAGGACAATACCACGGCGCATGGCTAGATGAGTTAGCCGCATGGGATTACTTACAAGACGCATGGGACATGATTATGTTCTCCGTGCGATTAGGACAGAACACAAAGATTATTGCATCAACGACACCACGTCCTAAAGACTTAGTCGTTGACTTGGTAGGCAGATCCAGTGATGGATCAGGTGAGGTAGTGATGACGACTGCATCGACGTATGCAAACATCGACAACCTAGCCCCGAGCTTCCAACAACAGATCCTTCAGTACGAAGGTACAAAGCTTGGAAGGCAAGAGATCTATGCTGAGCTCATTGATCCTGAAGAGGGTGGCATAGTTAAAAGGGATATGTTTAAGCTATGGGATTCTAGGAAGCCATTCCCTAAGTTTGAATACATTATACAGAGCTATGACTGCGCTTATACAGAGAAGACAATCAATGACCCAACAGCGTGCTTAGTGTTCGGACTATTTAAACCAACCGATGGACCAATGTCTGTCATGTTGATAGACGCGTGGCAAGAGCGGATGCAATACCCTGACCTAAGAAAGAAAGTGAGAGAAGAGTATGAAGTCAGTTACGGTGCTGATAGCGAGTCAGACACAGGAGAGTTTGTTAAAGGTAAGCGAGTTGATCTCATCCTTGTCGAGGATAAGGCGGCTGGGATCAGTCTCATACAAGATATGCAACGGGCGCATCTACCAGTGCGAGCTTACAATCCCGGTAGAGCGGACAAAGTACAACGACTTTCCATTGTTGCAAACATTATCGCTCATGGACGCGTGTGGATTCCCGAGTCTACAGTACGACGTGGATATGTACGTGACTGGGCCGAGGGCTTTGTGTCGCAGATATGTTCGTTCCCTGAGGCTACGCATGATGACTATGTTGATGCCTGTACTCAGGCGCTTAGGTATCTTAGAGACGCAGGATTGATGGAGATAGACCCAGCACCATATGATCCAACAGAGGATTATGTAGACGCAGGAAGAAGAGAACGAGTTAACCCGTACGCAGTATGATTGTTTACAGAACAATAGATCTGTTTGGGTTAAGAAGACGGCGCATAAAGACAAGATCAATAAGCGCTAACACTAGACGACATGATCGCATAAGACGATACAGAAGGTTGTGGTGGTGGCATGAAGAACGATGGAATCAGAGACACGGTATAAAGACTGAACAATGGCAAGAATGGGAAATATAAAGACACCGTGCAAGAACATATGCAACCTTGATGTCAAGACACAGACATGCAAGACATGCAAACGAACAGAGGACGAGATAGCAGGATGGTTAGATTACACACCAGCACAACGCAAAGCGGTAATGAAACGCATCAAGGAAAGTAATGGACGATTTAAATAATCAGTTTAGAGTCTCAGAGTTTATGTCCAAGCCTACACGTGAAGGTGGCATGGGCTATGGTGACTATCCCAATCCTTATGGACTAAGAGCTTTCCCTACGCCTCAAGGTTATGGCGGCGAGATGATGCCAAAGACTACTGGCTGGGCTGGTGAGGTTCCAACCTTGACCGGTGACAAGATGACTGAGCTATCCTTAGGCGGCGAGAAAGGTCAGCTATTCCATCCAATGTTATACAAGGGTATAACTCCTGAAGAGATAGAAGTTGTTAAAGATTATGAGGCCGGACTTCGTGATGACGATGATCCGCTAGTTAAAGCAGTGAAAGCCAAAGCAGAAGCCGAAGCACGTAAGCTTGCGCATATGCACCAATCCCCATTTAAAGACCTAACACCTAAGATGGCAGACGGTGGCAAGGCAACATCATTCGTAGACGAGTCATCCCCATTAAGTGTAGCGTTTGATGAGTGGCTCAAAGGTGACGCACCACTTGCCCGCATCATGCGTGGAGAAGGTAACAAGATCATTGAAGACCTAAAGAAACCAGCAAAGCCAATGACCGAGAAAGAGATGATGGACGTAGCACTTAACTTCGGCCCTATGGCTATAGGATCTATCGAAGGCAACGTGGCCAACATATTAGGCAAGCGTGCAGCTAAGTATACAAAGAAAGGCGCTATCCAAGGTGACCTTCGTCATATGCCTTATGAAGAAGCCGTACCATTAGCAGAGAAAGGCGTACACCTTAAGCAAGACCCTAGCGGACAATTCGTAGGCGCACCACGTGGCGTTAAGTCTATGCGTGACATCAACAAGCTACGTTCTGAATACGACAAGATGGTAGAGGAAGGCGCATTAGGCGGTGACTGGTATGAACGCGCTCAACAATTCCACAAAGAATATACGCCAACCCCCGAAGCATCACGCGAACTATCAAGAGCTAACGCATTGTTCTCAGCACAAGCTGATCCTATATCAAACCTAGGCTTTACATTGCAAGCACATAACGCATTAGAGGCAGGCGCTAAACAACCTATCGTTCGTACGGGCCCACAAGCTTCACGTTATTACAAAGCAGCAGAGGAAGGCAAAGACATCCCGCTTGGTCAGAAGACAGACATCTATGCTAAGTACATCGACCCTGCACAAGGTATCGGATCAACAGGCGTAAACGATTTCCGTCACGCACGAAATTTTGGATACACACAGATTGATAAAGAGACAGGCAAGGCAGTACCTATTACCCGCGGCCTATCACCACAAGAGCATGCATTCCTAGATGCCGAAACTATTCTAGCGACAGAGCGTGCTAACAAAAAAGGATTGGCAGGCAAAGAAAACTGGAACCCTGAAGAGATTCAAGCAGCACCTTGGGTATTACAAAAAGCACAGTCACTCATGAAGAGTAGCCCAGGCAGATTCCCAACACTAGAGTCTGCATTCGCGGAGGCTAACAAAACTTATTTAGAAGGCGCTCCGAAATACACAGCATTCAATACCTATGAGCAAATACCTTTTACAACATCAGGACACCTTGCAGACATTGAGAAGCTTCCACTTAATTTAAAAGAGGAATATTCAAAGGCTGCTAATTGGGCAGATCAATATGGCAAAGACATACTCAGTCAGAAAATGGGCGCACGCCATGGATTACTTACAGGCAAGACACAAGAAGGTTTAGGGTCATATACAAACCCAGTGACTGGCATTACAGAATTCAATCCGCAATCACAATCAAGATCATTAGTAGGTATGACGCCCGGCAAAGAAGGCCCAGTCGTACAACCACAATCTAAATCACTCATGGATGCTATGTCAGCATTACGTGGATACTTTGATGTACAAGGCGCATCCCCTTGGATTAAACCAGTGCCTGGCGCCGTAACACCATCCACATCATTACACTTAAAACTTAACAAGCCATTAACAGAAAACGAAATGCAAACGTTGACTAAGACAGCGAATGAGCATGGCTTTAATGGCGTGATTGACTTAGGCAAAGACGGTGTCTTACTTGGATTTAATGACGCAGTGAAGTCAGGACAAGACTTAGCCAAGATGTTGAAAGAAGGATTCAAAGACAAACTCCACGAAGCAGTACCTGAAAAGATTGGCTCTATGCAGCGCGTACGTACAGAGGGTGGATACAAAGGCTTTGAAGATGTGTTTGGTAAGCAATATGAAGGCTCAGGCAAAGCAACACAACAGCTATTTGATTACTTAAAAGAAGCGACTGGCGCATCACCTGATGTAGTCAAACGATTATTAGAGGCTGACCCACAACTTGCTGCTCAGTTAGAAAAAATGAATAAGCGTGACATCGAAGCCTCAATTAAATACGGCGTCGGTGCCCCACGTAAAGATGTATTGCGCGCACGAGAAATCGTAGCCAAAGAAGGCTTGAGTGGTCTTGAGAAAGCGCTTAAGTCGAAAGAGTATCTACCTGCGGCTTTTGCTCTTCCACTTGCTCCAAAGAAGCGTGAGGAATAAGTCCATGAGATCCCTTCCAATCATCGAAACTAAATATCTCGTAGAAGGCGTCTTCTTCCTTCTTCGTCCATTTACCGTAGTGAGTAATCAAACCATCAATGGTTTTGCTAGTTTTGTATGGCATATGCCCTCCTTAACGGAATTATATCAAAGTTTAACTAAAAATAAAAGGAAATTTTTACCATGGCTTTAAATCCCGAAATGCCTATCGATCCTGAGTTTGGTCGAAACATACCAGGAGTACCTGACCAATCTAGTCAACAACCTCAGTCATCTGAAGAGTTAGATCTATTGCAATACGACACAGATGTTGAAGAGCTTGATGATGGATCAGCTATCGTTCATATGGAAGACTTTAAAGGTCCTCAAGAAGACGAAGACTTTTACTCTAACTTAGCAGAGACAGTCAACCTATACGACTTAGAAAAGATTGGCATGCGTTACCTTGATCTTATCAAGAAAGATAAAGAGGCGCGTGAGAAAAGAGATAAACAATATGAAGAGGGTATTCGCCGTACGGGATTAGGCGACGACGCTCCAGGTGGTGCGCAATTCATGGGCGCATCTCGTGTTGTGCATCCGGTCATGGCTGAAGCTTGTGTAGATTTCGCAGCTCAAGCAATTAAAGAAATGTTTCCGCCTGATGGACCTACACGTACAAAAATTTTAGGTGAGACCACACCTGAGAAACAAGATATTGCAGAGCGCAAACGTGATTACATGAACTGGCAATTGACTGAACAGATTGAAGAGTTCCGTGACGAGCAAGAACAACTACTTACACAGTTACCATTAGGTGGCTCTCAATTCATGAAGCTTTGGTATGACGAAAAGAAAAAGCGTCCATGTGCAGAGTTTGTACCTATCGATAATATCTACTTACCTTTTGCATCAGTTAACTTCTACACAGCACAACGCGTCACAGAAGTACAAGACATTACTGAGTGGGAATTTAGACAACGTATTGCAAGAGGCTTATATAGAGACGTTGATTTTATTCGTGCAACGATGGAGCCTACAGAATCAGCTCCTGAAAAAGCAACGAACAAGGTTGAAGGTAAACAATATCAAGACGACGAAGATGGATTACGTCGCGTGTACCACATCTATACATATTTAGAATTAGAAGATGACAAACGCACTAAAGGTGAATCAGCTCCTTACGTCATGATGATCGATGAGCTTGATAATGAAATTTTAGGACTTTACAGAAACTGGGAGGAAGGCGATGAAACGTTTACTAAATTGGATTGGATTATCGAGTTTAAGTTCATCCCTTGGAGAGGCGCTTATGCTATTGGCTTACCTCATCTTATTGGCGGTTTATCTGCTGCTCTTACTGGCGCCCTACGTGCTTTACTCGATACTGCGCATATTAATAACAGCGCTACAATGCTTAAACTTAAAGGCGCTAAGATCAGCGGACAATCTCAAGAAGTCGAAGTTACGCAAATCACAGAGATAGAAGGCGCACCTGGTGTTGACGACGTACGTAAGATTGCAATGCCTATGCCATTCAATCCACCGTCACCAGTACTCTTCCAATTACTTGGATGGTTAGACACAGCGGCTAAAGGTGTTGTATCAACATCAGAAGAAAAAATCAAAGACATTAATCAAAACGCACCTGTAGGTACAACACAAGCGTTGATTGAACAAGGCGCAAAAGTTTTCTCAGCAATTCACGCAAGACTACACGATTCACAACGCAGAGTATTACAAGTACTTGGACGTATCAATCGTTGGTATCTTGATGAACAGAAAAAAGGTGATGTGGTTGCAGAACTTCCAATTCAACGAGAAGACTTTAAACGCAACTCAGATGTGATCCCTGTATCAGATCCACACATATTCTCTGAAACACAACGTATGGCGCAAAACCAAGCGGTGCTTCAATTGATGACACAGTTTCCACAATCGTTTGATGTGAATGCAGTGTTATCACGTGTATTAAAACAAATGAAAGTACCAGGCGTGAATGAGCTTATGCCTAACATTGCTAAACCTATGGAACAAGACTCTGCACATGAAAATGCTGCAATGGCTTTAGGTAAACCAGCGTTTGCATATCCACGTCAAGATCACCTTGCACATATTCAATCTCACTTGAACTTTGCAACTGATCCAAACTTAGGCAGCAATAATTTAATTGCACCAAAACTTATTCCACAAGCATTAGAACATATTAAGCAACACATGATGCTTTGGTATACACAACAAATGGAAGGTTACGTCACCATAGGTACGAATATCAAACTTGGTAAATACGAAGAGTCTAAAGTCGCTCAAGAAATTGATAAAGCGATGGCGGTTGCGTCTTCACACGTCAAGCTTGATACACAACAAGTATTCGGTGGTGTTAACCAAGCTCTACAACAACTTGGTCAAATTATGGCTCAATTTGCTCCACAACCACAAATTGATCCTGCTGATCAAGCAATCCTACAAGCATCTATGGCTGAGACACAACGTCGTGCACAAAAAGACCAAATGGATAATCAGTTCAAGATGGCAGATTTACAGGTTCGTACGCAAGAAACTGACAAAGATAGACAAGTTCAGATTGCGATGAATGCTGAAAACAACTTAACGCAAGAACGAATGAAGACAGCAGAACTTACTGTTGACGAAATCAAATTGCGTAAAGAGCAGGAGCAGACTGCTTTAAAACTGCAACATGAAACTCAACGTCACTTAGGAGGCAATTATGGCAACAACCGATAAAGACCAAGCTGGAGAATTAGTCAATATGCACCAACGCATTAAGCATGGCGCATGGCTAGATGGCGAAACACTCCAAGAGTCAGGTTCAGCAACAATGGCGAAAGCTAATACTGATCATGGCAACTTTGAATCGTCAGCTATCAAAAAAGATAACGCATGAGATACGTATCCGACATTATTGGCGCTGTAGAAGCGCGAAAGGTGGCGATAGAGAAAGCATTAGCGCAAGGTACCGCGTCTAATTTTGAATCTTATCAACGTCTTGTCGGTGAGTATGCAGGCTTATCCACTGCGATAGATATTATTAACAACCTTCTTAAAGAAAAGGAAGAGAAAGAGAATGAGCAATAGCACGGTAGCTGGTAATTCAGCTGATTTGCAGGATGCGTTTCCTGCTGTAGACCCCGGTGCAAAGCCTTTAGGCGCAAGAGTATTAGTTCAATTGCGTAGAAGTAAGAAAAAAACTACAAGTGCCGGGATTATTCTTGTTGAAGAGACGAGAGAAACTGAAAAATGGAACAACATGGTTGCGAAAGTAATCGAGGTTGGTCCGCTTGCATTTAGAAAACGAGACACCATGGAGACATGGCCCGAAGGTGTATGGGCAAAACCTGGTGATTATATTCGCGTTCCTAAATGGGGCGGTGATCGATGGGAAGTAAAAGTGCCTGGTGAGTCAGATGAAGACGAACCATCACTCTTTATGATCCTCAATGACCACGAAATTATTGCAACAGTAACCTGTGATCCATTAACTATGAAGGCATTTCTATGAAAACTGAAGATAAAATACAAGAAGCAGAAATTATTGACGTTCAAGAGTCGCAAGATGGTTCAGCTGTTATTGAATTACCTGCTGACATTAAGTCTCCTGACGTTCAAGACGAAGTAGAAACTAAACCTGAGCCACAAGAAGACTCAGATGAAGCAGATGAAGCAGCAAGACAACGTGAATTAGCCGAAGGTGGCGAAATTGACGCAGAAGCTGAGGCTGTTCGTGAGGCTAAACGAGCAAAAAGACGTGCTCGCAAAGAGTATCACAAGCAAGTCGCTGCAGAAAAAGACACAAAACTACATCTCTTAGAGAGACAAAACCAAGAATTACTTGAAAGATTGTCGATTGTCGAGAGAAAAACACAAGGTTCTGAGATTGCACGCATAAATAAGGCTCTTGAAGATCAAGAAACCCGTATTTTGTATGCAAAACAGAAAATCAAGGAAGCCACAGAGACTGGCAACGGTGATTTACTCGCCCAAGCACAAGAATTGTGGTACGAAGCTAAGAAACAGTACGAATCTTTAGAAGGTTTAAAGAGACAGTCTGTTGCTCAACCTCCACAACAAACCATTCAAGCGCCTGATCCGTTAGTCACGCGTCACGCTACTAATTGGATGGATGAAAATCCTTGGTATGACCCAAATGGTCGTGATCCTGACTCAAAAATAGCATTAACTATTGACCAGGGTATGGCCGAAGAGGGTTGGAACCCAAAAACACAAGAATATTGGGAAGAACTCGATAATCGTCTTGCAAAATATTTACCGCACCGTTATAGTGGTGCTGTAGAAACTAGCGTTAATCCATCTACAAGAAGACCTAAAAACGTTGTAACAAGTTCAGGTCGGGAGAGCGCAGCAAGTAGTGGCGGTAAAAATACTTTTACCTTAACACCTGACCAAGTCAGAGCCATGAAAGATGCAGGTATGTGGGACGATCCCGAAAAGCGTGCGAAGATGATTCGCAGATACGCACAAGACAAACTTAATCAACGATAGAATAGGAGAATTAACATGGATTCACGTTTAAAAAAATCATTATCAGCTGGTGGACGCGAAGATCGCGCGAGTCATGACACCGTTCGTGAGGCACCTGAGGATACGTTCGTATCATCCCAAGAACGTCGTAAGATGTGGAAAGATGAGTGGACACAAAGCGCACTACCCAACGTCCCTGAGATGAAAGGTTGGCACTTGTGTTGGTTATCAACAACCAATAGTTACGACAGCATAGATAAACGCATGCGTCTTGGATATGTTCCTGTGAAAGCAGAAGAAATTCCCGGATTTGAAAATTGGCGTGTAAAAGCTGGCGAGCACGTAGGCTTCGTGGCGTGTAACGAGATGCTCTTGTTTAAGATCCCTCAAGATCAATACCAAGACATCATGACACACTTCCACCACGATCAACCGTTAGAAGAAAGCGGTAAGATTAAAGTCAACGCTGAAAACGTACAAGGTGCTAGAGACTCTAGTGGTAAATCACTAGGTCAAGTCGAAGGTGATGGGTTGGACAATTTAGATAAACCAGTGGCTGCTCCTGTATTTACAGGGTAGTCAAACTTAAATTTTAATAGGAGACAGATATGTCATCAACATCAGCTCCGTTTGGTTTACGTCCTGCGTTCCATCCTTCCGGTTTGGACCGTGCACAGGCGTTAGCAAACGGTATTCCAAGCGCATATGCTACTGACATACTTAAGGGACAACCAGTCACTTATGTAGCAGGTAGCGGCGTTATTGAGCCAGTCAACTCAACTTCAGATGCAGTAGCAGGAGCATTTGCAGGCGTTGAATGGACAGATACAACAGGTCGTCGTCGCGTATCAAACTATTGGCCAGCTAACACAGCTTACCAAACAGGTTCATGCGTAGCGTATTTTTATAATGACGAAAACATTGTTTATGAAATTCAAGCAGACGGTTCAGTAGCTCAAACAGCTGTTGGCTTAGACGCGAACTTCACAAACTTAGCGGCTGGTTCTAATGTTACTGGTCTTTCACAAGCAACATTAAACCACACTCCATTAGCAACAGGTGTACAAGGTCAAGTTCAAATTCTTGACATTGCTCCATATCCTGATAATGCATGGGGTGACAATTTCACAATCGTTAGAGTACACGTAGCTAAATCACAAATTGCTGCGCCTGTACCTGGCATTTAATTAAGGAAGGAACTAGAACATGGCAGCTCCAATGCGCAGTACGGACTTCCGAAGTATCGTTGAGCCAATCCTTAACGAATGCTTCGATGGCGTCTATGATCAACGTACCGATGAATGGTCACGAGTTTTCCGTGAACAAGAAGGTATACCAAGAAACTACCACGAAGAACCAGTTCTTTATGGTTTCGGTGCAGCACCACAACTACCTGACGGTACACCAGTAACATACCAACAAGGTGGCGTGCTCTTCTTAAAACGTTACGTATACTCAGTATACGGTTTAGCGTTTGCTTTAACGAAAGTTTTAGTAGAAGACGGTGACCATATCCGTATCGGTCAAGTTTATGCTAGACATTTAGCACAATCATTGATTGAAACAAAAGAAACATTAGCAGCTAACGTACTTAACCGTGCGTTTAACCCATCTTACATTGGTGGTGACGGCGTTCAATTGAACTCTAACGCACACCCAATCGTAAACGGTACAGCTTCTAACTTATTAGCAACTGCTGCTAACTTATCACAAACATCACTTGAACAAATGTTAATTCAAATCCGTCAAGCTGTTGACAACAACGGCAAGAAGATTCGTTTAGTTCCAAGACAACTTGTTGTTGCTCCTGGTAACATTTTCCAAGCTGAAGTATTGTTAAAATCTGTTTTAAGAACAGGCACAGCTAACAACGATGTAAACCCAATTAAATCAATTGGCTTACTCGACGAAGGCGCTGCAGTTCTTTCACGTTTAACATCATCAACAGCATGGTGGGTTCAAACTGATGCTCCTGAAGGTTTAAAACTTCTCATGAGACGTAAGTTAGAAAAAACTATGGAAGGCGATTTCGAAACTGACTCTATGCGTTACAAAGCAACAGAGCGTTACGATTTAGGCTGGACTGACTGGCGTGCCGCTTACGGTACACCAGGTGTTTAATTAATAGTAGGGGAGGGGAATTTTTTCCCCTTCCAATTTAAAGGAGAAAGACATGGCAGTTAATAATGCAGTAACAAATATTGCGGGTGTCGTTTCAGCCATTACTACTACTATTGGTTATACTGATACAACAGTAACGATTGGAACGCTTCCGCCAAATGCTCAAATCGTCAATGTTCACATTGATGTATTAACAGCATTTGATGCAGGTACTACAAATCAAATCTCTGTTGGTTATACAGGCGGTACTACTACAGCTTACGTTGTGGGTACTAATGTGAATGCATATGGACGACAAGGTATTAACACCACTGGTGTATTAAGTGCGTGGGATCCTTTAGTTCCTGCAGACTCAGAAGTAAATGTGACATGTACTTATATTAAGTCAGGCACAGCTCCTACAGCAGGTGACGCCCGTGTAACTGTTCTTTATAAATCTTTTAGTGGCACAACTAACTAGGGAGAAAAAATATGGGACAGTTTAAACCAATGGTAAAAATGGAAACTACAGAGCCTTCAGTAATTTTAAAACTGAAAAAAGGCGGTAGTGCCCACAAAAAAATGAAAGGTGACGCTAAGACAGGTCACAAAATGATGGACGGCGGTATGGCTCCAGTACAAAGTGCATTAACTTCTATGGCACCTAAAATTGCCCCAAGAAGTGCTGCACCTGTAGCTCGTGCACCTGCAAGACCATCATTCGCTTCAAGACGTAGATCAATGATGCCTAAAGTATCAGTACCTCCAATGAAAAAAGGCGGTAAATGCTATGCAGAAGGTGGTTTAGCTAAGAGCGGTATTATCAACACAGAAGATCAAGGTGGAGAATATCGCAACACTTTAATGCACTCAGCAGAAAAGACTACAAAAACTAGCGGTAAAACTGGCGACGTTAAAAAAGGCAATGGTGGCGGTTACAAAACCGGCGGTGTTGTTTTAGGTAATGGCGGTGGTTACAAAACTGGTGGTGTAGCTTTAGGCAACGGCGGCGGCTATAAAAAGGGCGGAAGCTCAAAAAAAGCGTACGCTAGTGGTGGTAGTGTAAATGATGAAGGCAAAGCCACTAGCATGCCACAAGGTGCAAAGAAGCCTTCAGCTCCTGTAGCAATTAATATGCTTTCAGGAACTTTCAAAAAGGGAGGCAATGTAACCTCAAAAAAGTTACAAAGCACCTTTAAGAAAGAAAATGCACCTGCTTTAAATGCATCAAAAGCTAAGCTTTTAGATAAGTATTCACCTTATCAAAAGGCTGACGGTGGTCCAATCAGTGATAGTGCTTACCAATCAGTAATGAAGGCAGAAAAAGCCGGTAAGAAAACTATGATTGATAAACCATTAAAAGGCACAACGCCTCCACAAGCTGAAAAACGTTATCCTTCAGGTTTAACTGATAGTGATATTGATAAAGTGCTCTCTTCTAAGAAATTTCAAGAAGGTGCTTCTCATTTTTCAGACTACAAACGTGGCGGTAAAGCAAAGAAGTAAACTAGGATGGGGAGCTTGCTCCCCTCCATTTTTTAAAGGATTCGTATGAAAGTACAAATAGTTTCTAAGACAGGCGCAGGATCAACATCACCAATTGTAGTTAATACAAACACAAGCCCATGTAATATTGGTTTTGGTGTGGTTGTAGATGGCACTGTAGATTATACTGTTCAACACACATTTGATGATCCGGCAACAGGTTTTACAACATGGTTTTCACATCCAACAATTGCTGGACAAAGCACAAATAAAGATGGTAACTATGCTTTCCCTGTGACAGGCATTCGCTTAACAGTGAACTCAGGTGGTGGAACAGCAACACTTAACCTAGTACAAGCAGGTATTGCGTAATGGCTTATGTTGGTTACTCTAACGTAGCCAATCAAGCTCAAACAACACCAGGTTGTGCAAGTGGCGTTGTTGCTGATGCTAACAATGGTTATGGTGACGATACAGGTGGCTCAGGTGTAGTAGACACATACTCATGTCTAATACCTCCTCCTCCTGTCACTAACTATTATATTATTTTAGAAACAAACTTTTATATCTTACAAGAAGATGGATATAAGATTTATATACAATAAGGAATTATTATGCCTGATTTAAAAATATCACAGATGACATTGGCTTCAACACTAGATGGCACAGAGATAGTTCCTCTAGTTCAAACAGGCACTAATGTTCAAACAACAACTGCAGATTTTGTATCACAAGTATTAGATGTCAATCCTGTACTTTTAAATACACAAGTTACCAATACATTATCACCAACACATGGTGGTACAGGTCTTTCTACCTATACAACGGGTGATATTCTATATGCTTCAGCTACTAATACATTAGCTAAGTTAGCAGGTAACACAACTACAACAAATAAATTTTTAAGACAAACAGGTACGGGTTCTGCATCTTCTGCTCCTGATTGGGATGTAATTGATCCATCAGACATTAACACTCAATACGGTGCATTCCATTACGATTACACAACTTCATTAACATCAGCTATCAATAATAGCGTCACAACAATTCCTGTTGTATCAACTACAGGTTTTTCATCTACAGGCGCAATTATTATTGAAAATGAACTTATTACTTATACAGGAATTACAGCTACATCATTTACAGGATGTACTCGTCATGTTAATGGCTCAGCACAAGCATCACATACAATTGGTACAGCAGTAGGTGGCGCACAAGTTACATCAGGAACATACACTCCTACATTATTGCAAATCAATACAACCGATTTAAGTAACGGTGTTTCATTAAATTTAGCAACTTCTGAAATTTCTGTTGCTGTAGCAGGTACATACAATATTCAATATAGCCTTCAAATATTTAATCCAAGCAATACACAAGATTTAGTTAATGTTTGGTATGTATTAGATGGTTCTAATGTTGCATCTTCTGCATCTTGGGCAACAGTAGCAGCAAGATCAAGTTCAGGCACTCCTGCGTCAACTATCATGACAGTTAACTTGTTCTTAACATTAACCACATCTAACAAACTTACATTAAAATGGTTGTCAGAAACAGGCAACAGTTCTGTTGTAACTTACCCATCAGGAACAGGATACCCATCTGCTCCTGCTGTTATCGTAACAGTTAATCAAGTATCTTAAGGAGAGATCATGCCATTAATTAAATCAAAATCATCCGAAGCATTTAAGAAAAACATTAAAGCTGAAATCAAAGCAGGCAAGCCACAAAAGCAAGCTGTAGCCATTGCTTATTCAGTTAAACGATCAGCCAAAAAAGCTAAAGGTGGCATGGTGCACGATGACGTTGCACAAGATAAAAAAATGATTAAAAAAGCTTTTGCTATGCATGACAAACAAGAGCACAAAGGTGAAAAAACAGATTTATCTAAACTAAAACATGGCGGTTCATGCAAGTGGTAAAGAAAGGATTATATGCAAACATTCATGCAAAACGTGAAAGAATTGCTCACGGTAGTGGCGAACGTATGCGTAAAATTGGTTCAGCAGGAGCTCCTACACGTCAAGATTTTTTGGAATCTGCTAAGACAGCCAAAGCAAAAGGCGGAGGTGTTAGTCTCTCAGTCGGAAGAGGAGAAAAACTCTCCACAAAGCAAGGCGCAGGATTAACTGCTAAAGGCCGTGCAAAATATAACAGAGAAACAGGAAGTAACTTAAAGGCACCACAACCTCAAGGAGGCGCTAGAAAAAATAGTTTCTGTGCACGTATGTCAGGTGTTGTAAAAAACGCTAGTGGCGACGCACCAAGAGCTAAAGCATCTTTAAGACGTTGGAAATGCCCGGGTTGGTAAAGGGAAAACATGGCTTATTCAGGCACCGTAGGAACCACAGTAGTTAATGTACAAGAAATTATCGATCATGCTGCTCGTCGTTGTGGCAAGCTTGCTGAAGAATTAACTTCTGAGCAACAAGTTACAGCAAGACAATCGCTTTTTTACTTTCTATCTAGCTTAATAAACATTGGTATTCAATATTGGGCAATTAATAAAGAAGTTATTGGTCTTACACCCGACAAATATCAATACACATTACCATTAGGCGCTAATGATGCACTAAATGTGCTTTATCGCACTATGGATCGCCCTAGTGGTGCATACACATCATCTGCAGGTGGCGTAGTAGCTAATGTTTACGACAATAATATTGCTACTTATTGCCAACAAACATCAGCAAACGGCAATATCTCAATCAATTACGGCACAAATAATTATATTTATTTAGGCTCTATTGGCTTTATGCCATACATTGCAGGTGGCGCATCAGCTACATGGTCAGTTATTTTAGAATATTCTGTTGACGGAATTACTTGGCTTACATTAAAAGACCTAGGTTCTATTGTTGTAACAGATCAAAAATGGGTTTGGACTGACATCGACCCAGGCCAAACAGTACAGTACTACAGAATGAGAGTGTATAACGGTACTACAATGGCTTTAAGAGAGCTTTATTTTGGTAATAACAGCCGTGAAATTCAAATGTCACGCTTAAATCGTGATGACTATACAAACTTACCAAATAAAAACTTTACAGCTAATCAACCGTATCAATTTTGGTTTGACAGAACAATTCCTCAACCTACAATTTATATTTGGCCAACCCCTTCTAATGCCTTTGTGCAAATGACTGTATGGTATTCACGTCAAATTATGGATGTAGGAGCGCTTACAGACGAGCTTGAAATCCCTCAAAGATGGTATGAAGCAATTGTCATGAATTTAGCTCATAGATTGAGCTTGGAATTGCCTCAAGTTCAAATGGATCGTGTACAATATTTGGAAAAAATGGCAGCACAATACTTAAATGAAGCTGAGCAAGAAGAGCGTGATAAATCACCTATTTACTATGCTCCTAATATAAGTGTGTACACAAAATAATGCCAAAATGGCTTGATACAACAGGAATGGCATCGCTTGCAATCGCTGTATGCGATAGATGCAAAATGAAAAGAGCGTTTTCTGATCTTTCTGCTGACTCAAATTTCCCTGGTTTAAGGGTTTGTAGTCAGGGTTGTAAAGATCAACTCGATCCTTATCGTTTGCCTGCAAGAAAAACGGAAAGAATTAATTTAAGATTTCCGCGTCCTGACGTAAGTGTGGCTGTTGAAGATAACAGCTTGATTACAGGCGAATATGGTAGCTTCACTATATCACCTGAGCAAAATATACAAACGCCTGAAAATAATGGCAATTTAGATAACTTAACCGTGAGTCCCGAATAATGGCAAATGTTCAGATAACGCAATTACCAGCAGCAGGTCCAATTACAGGATTAGAATCAGTTCCCATAGTACAAAATGGAGTTACTGTACAAACTACAACTGGTCAAATTGCAGGTTCTCCTACTCAAACAGCACAATTTTTAGAAGTAAGCTTATCAGGCACAACGCCAAATGCACGTTATTTTTCAGTAGGATCAGGATTAACAACCACAGATAATGGAGCAGGAAATTCTTTTGTTGTTGATTTAACTGGTGCAGTTTCAACTTTAAACGCACTTGGCAATGGTATTGTAGCTAAAACAAGCGCAAATGTTCTTGCAAATAGAACAATTTCTGCAGGTACAACAGGGCTTTCAATTGCTGATGGCAATGGTGTATCAGGAAATCCAACAGTTAATCTTACAGGTTTAGCTTTAAACTTAGCTCAATTAACTGGTGACGGCGTACTTTGTTTAAGTGGAAGCACATCAATTAACCCAAGAACACTTACAGGTGTTGCCAACGAAATTTCTATATCTAATGCTACAGGCGGCTCAGGTGACCCTACAATTGGTATTGCAGACAATCCAATCATTCCTGGCGTAGCAGCTATTACAATTCCTGTAGGTACTACAGTAGAAAGACCTGCAGTGCCTACTGTTGGTGAAGTTAGATATAACTCCGATTTAGGCGCATATGAAGGTTATCAATTAGGTGGGTGGTCATCTTTTGTTTTGGGTGGTGTAGCTTCATTTAGTGCAGGCACAACAGGATTCTTACCAGCTATTGCTTCAGGCGGTAATGTTGTTTTAAGCGGCACTTTAAATCCTTCTAATGGTGGTACTGGAGCGGTTACTTTAACAGGTTATGTATACGGCAATGGCACAGCGCCAATGACAGCCTCGACAACAATTCCAAATACAGATATTACTGGTTTGGGAACAATGTCTACACAAAATTCTAATTCTGTAAATATCACAGGCGGATCAATTACAGGAACATCAATTACAGCAGATACAATTAACAATACTGTTATTGGGTCAGCTACGCCTGCAGCTGGTTACTTTACTACACTACAATCCAATGGTGTTAACGTAGCTACTATTTCGGGCATTCAAACACTAACAAATAAATCAATGAGTGGAAGTACAAACACTTTCACTAATATTCCAAATTCAGGTTTAGTAAATAGCACGATTACTATCAATGGCGTTTCTATTCCGTTAGGTTCATCAGGTACAGTTACTGCAACACTTGCTAACGCATTAACAATTGGTACAGGATTAACAGCTACACCAAATCCAGTGTTTGATGGTTCTACGCCTACAACAATCACTATTGATTCAACTGTTGTTACGCTTAGCGGCACACAAACACTTACAAACAAAACACTTACATCACCTGTAATTTCTACTATTACAAATACAGGTACATTAACCTTACCAACATCTACTGACACATTAGTAGGTAGAGCAACAACTGATACATTAACAAACAAATCTATCAGTGGATCTACAAACACACTCACCAATATTGCTAATAGCTCACTTACTAATAGCTCAATCACTATTGGCTCTACATCTATATCGTTAGGTGGTACAGAAACAGTCGTTGCAGGGTTAACACTTACAACGCCAACAATTGCTCAGATTTTAAATACAGGAACATTAACACTTCCTACATCAACAGATACATTGGTAGGTCGCGCTACTACTGATACGCTTACCAATAAGTCAATTAGCGGTTCTACAAACACATTATCTAATATTGCTAATGCATCATTAACTAATAGCTCAGTTACGATCAATGGTAATAATGTAAGTCTTGGTGGATCTACAACAATCACAGCTGTAAATCCAAATGCATTAACAATTGGAACTGGTTTAACAGGCACTTCTTACAATGGATCATCTGCTGTTACTGTAGCAATTGATACAAGCGTAGTGACATTATCAGGTGTACAAGCACTTACAAACAAAACAATTGATGCTGGTTTAAATACATTAATTAACATTCCTAACAGTGCATTAACAAATAGCACAATTACATTAGGAACTACACCAGTAGCACTTGGCGGCACAACATTAACACCAGCAGGCTTTACGTCTGTAACAGTAACTCAACCACCAACTAATCCATTAGATCTCGCTACAAAACAATATGTTGATAATCTATTTTCAAACGTTAGTTATCACGAGGCTTGCGAATACGCAACTACAACAGATTTAGGTTCTGTCACTTATTTCAATGGTTCTTCAGGTGTAGGTGCAACACTTACTAATAATGGAACACAAGCTGCTTTAGTTATTGACGGTCACACCATGACCGCAACTGACGTAACAAATCAAATTCGATTGCTTATTAAAGATGAATCAAACCAAGCTTATAACGGTATTTATGTATTAACAAATCAAGGTTCAGGATCAACTAATTGGTCAATGATTCGAGCAACTGACTTTGATACATCAGGAAGCGGATCTACAGAAGTAGGCCCAGGTGATACAACTTATATTATTGGTGGCACACAAAATGCTACAACTACATGGGTACAAGGTACCGACTTTCCAATTATCATTGGTACAACACCTCTTGTATTTAACCAAACAGGTGGCCCTGCAGGTGGTTATATTTGGGGTACTGGTTTACAGCTTAGCGGCTCTATCGTAAGTATTGCAAACACAACAGTTTCTGCAGGATCTTACACGCTTGGTAATTTTACAGTTAATGCACAAGGTCAATTAACAGCGGCATCATCAACATCAACAACTGGTACTGGTAACGTTGTTTTATCTACATCACCAACGCTTGTTACACCAGCGCTTGGTACACCAACATCAGTGACATTAACAAATGCTACAGGACTTCCTGTAAGCACTGGTATCAGTGGTCTCGGTACAGGCGTTGCAACATTCTTAGCAACACCAACAAGTGCTAATTTAGCTTCAGCCGTAACAGATGAAACAGGTTCAGGATCTCTTGTTTTTGCAACAAGCCCAACACTTGTCACACCTAACTTAGGCACGCCAAGTGCTCTTGTATTAACAAACGCAACAGGTTTACCTAACTCAGGTCTTGTAAACTCAAGCATTACATTTGGATCTACCTCCGTATCTTTAGGTGACACAGTATCAGGCTTTAATAATGTATCTATAGGATCATCAGTAGCATCTACAGGTCGATTTACGACAGTAGAAAGTACAGCAAGTATTGCGTCATCAACCAATGCAGGCACGATGAACTATGGCACATTAAGTTATTCTGATACAGGTATTATGGCTTCATGGGCCGCTTCAGGTACTGATTATGTCCAAGCCATTTTACAAAACAAAAACAATGGCGCTACAGCATCTACAGACTTTGTAATCTCTAACGACCAAGGCACTAATACAGCTTACTACGGTAACTTTGGTATGAATTCTAGCGGATTCACTGGTTCAGGTGCATTTAACGGCGCTAATAACGTATACCTCACAGCAACCTCAGCTGATTTAGCAATTGGAACTACAACTTCTAACGCAATTCATTTTGTTGTAAACGGTGGCGCAACTGATGCAATGACTATTTCTAGTGCAGGTGCTGTAACCCTAAGCACAGCATTAGGTAATTCATCAGGTGGTACAGGATTTAGTACATACACTACAGGCGATTTGCTTTATGCTTCTGCCGCAAATACTTTATCTAAACGCGCAATTGGCACATCAGGTCAAATATTAACTGTATCAGGTGGCGTTCCTACATGGTCAGACGCTTCTGCTTCTGCAGTAACATCATTTAGTGCTGGATCGACTGGTCTTACACCATCGACCGCAACTACTGGTGCTGTAACATTAGCTGGTACTTTAGCTACAACCAATGGTGGTACAGGTTTAACATCATTCACTAACGGAGGCGCTGTTTATGCAACTTCCACATCTGCTCTTACTACTGGTACTTTGCCTGTTGCTAGTGGCGGTACTGGAGCCGTAACACTTACAGGCGTTCTTTATGGAAATGGCTCATCAGCATTTACAGCTGCAACTGGCACACAAATTGCTACTGCAATTGGCTCTTCAGCCGTAACAAACGCAACAAATGCAGCCAATACGGCTATTACTACAGGATCTGCTACAACAAACTACCTTACTTTTGTAACAGGTACTACTGGTAATTTACCTGTATTGACTAATACAAGTTTAACTTATAACTCTTCTACTAACGCCATTACCGGTGGTATTAGTGGTGGAACTTTCTAATTTATGGTTTATAATAGGCTCGAGGATTAATTATGGCACAAGCAGGATACACCCCCATACAACTTTACTACAGCTCAACGGCGACTAATCAACCATTAGCAGCCAACCTTGTAGCTGGAGAATTGGCGATTAACACCGCTGATGAAAAGTTATATTTTAAAAATAGCTCAGGAACTGTTAAGTTACTGGCATCTAGTGCTGCCTCTAATCCTGTTAGCACAATATCTTTTGGAACCACAGGTTTAACACCATCTACAGCGACTTCAGGAGCCGTGACAGTCGCAGGAACACTAGCCGTAGCCAACGGTGGTACCGGTGTAACATCCTCTACGGGTTCAGGATCTGTTGTTTTATCAACATCTCCTACGCTTGTAACTCCTATTTTAGGAACTCCAACATCTGTTACTTTGACTAACGCAACTGGTTTGCCATTATCTACAGGCGTTACAGGTACATTGCCATCAGCTAACGGTGGTACAGGATTCTCAACATATGCAACTGGTGACATTATTTATGCATCAGCAGCAAACACATTATCTAAGCTTACAGCTGGAACTAATGGTCAAATATTGACATTAGCAGCTGGCGTTCCATCATGGACAGCGGCACCTAGCAGCATGGTGTACCCAGGCG